GAAGCCGACGATGGTGGGGACATGCTGCTGCGCGGCTATGTACGTGCGCGGGGCTTATTGCGATGACAGCTTGTACGTGCCATGTCTCAGGCAGCGTGGTTTTTGAACGCGATGACCACACCCCAACCGGTGGGATGTTGGGTGTCGAATGCCACGACTAGGAGACTGATATGTCAGATGGAAGCGATTGGACTAAATATGGGGGTTTCGTTCTTGCAGCACTCAGCGCCCTAGGTGGGTTTCTGGGAAGCGCAATGAACTCGGCCAGCGAAGACGCTCAGGTCAGAACAAAGCTTGAACAGTTAGCAGTCGCATTTCACGAACACGACAGTAACGAGCGAGAAAACGACATCAAAACCAGTGAGCGTCTTGCCAATATCGAAGCGCGAGTTCAAATGCTGGAGAAGACCAAATGACCTGGATCATTTTGTTTCTAGCTCTTTGGTTAATTTTTGATGTTGTATTGAATTATTTTGGGTAGCCCGAGACGGCGAAGATTAGTAAATCAAATAACCAATATGGACGGTTATGCTCAAGTCTCGCAGTCGTGCATGGTATCTGCTCAATAAAAACCGGATTTTAGAAAAAAGAAGAGCGCGATTTCAGGAATTACGTCTTCAGTTCATTAAAGAAGCTGGAGGTAAATGCGTACTTTGTGGTGAAAACGACCCACACGTGCTTGAGTTCGACCACATCCACAATGATGGTGCCGAATTCCGAAAATCAAAAGGCGTAAAAGATTTTGTCGCCTATTTGAGAAAGGAAGGGTTAGACAGAAACAGAATTCAACTCCTTTGCAAAAATTGCAATTGGAGAAAAGAGCGTATTAGGCGACAAAAGAATGCCGCTAAAGATACGACCTAAACACAGGTTTAATGGCAATGGCAGATGATGTTGATAGGGCACAACTCCAAATGGAATTGATGGACGAGATTCGCAATAAGCAGATCACGGCCCGTCGTCCTGTTCAACGCGCCTACGATTGGTGCATTGATTGCGGAGAAAAGATTGAGTCGAAACGGTTAAAGGCCCTGCCCCATGCGGAACGCTGCATGGGCTGCCAGGAAGATTTCGAGAAATTCCAAAAACAGTATGGCGGCTGACGTACTCGATGTTGAACAGCTTGCTGAACTGATCGGTGTCTCACGACGCCGCGTTTTTCAGATGGCGCACGAAGGAAACCCTCCGCCAGTTGATCAGGCAGGGAAATACCCATGCAAGGACACTGGCGCATGGATCAGACAGAGGATTCTGACCGAGCTTGGCGTTTCAAGCACGGGTGAAGTTTACGACCTCAATGCTGAAAAGGCGCGACTGACCTATCACCAGGCCAACATCTCAGCCCTTGAAGAAGAGATCAAACGAAAGAACGTCATCCCCGCCGACGCGGTTGAAGCGCACTGGGAAGGGTTGGTAGCAAATACTCGGGCGAAGCTGCTCAACCTTCCAGGAAGGCTAGCCACAAAAGTGGTAGGGGCAGCGACGATACAAGACGCGGAACGCGAAGCGCGTGAACTCATTCACGAAGCTTTGCAGGAGCTTGCGGCCAGTGGCGTACCTTGAAGTAGTCGATAAAGTCTCGAATGCCGTCCGACGGGTATTCACTCCTCCGCCCGATCTTACGATCTCACAATGGGCGGAGGAGTACCTTTATCTGTCGCCCGAAGATTCGGCTGAACCCGGCAAGTACAAAATCGACCGCGCTTCCTACCAACGCGGGATGCTCGATGCCGTCAGCGATCCGACGATCAAAGAGGTGGTGCTTTGCACCTCATCCCAGATCGGCAAAACCCTCATGTCGAAAGCGATCCTCGGCTACTACATCAGCCAAGATCCGGGTCCGATCCTGGTCATGCAGCCGACTGCATCCGTCGCCGAAACCTTTTCAAAGGACCGACTGGCACCGATGATTCGGGATACCCCGATCTTGCGCGGCCTGATCGCCGATCCGAAGTCGCGGACATCCGGCAACACCGTCCAGAAGAAGTCATTTCCAGGTGGGCATCTCACCATGATCGGGTCGAATGCGCCGACCGAATTGGCCTCGCGCCCGATTCGCATCGTCTTTGCCGATGAGGTGGATCGCTACCCAACATCTGCTGGATCTGAAGGTGATCCTTTGTTCCTGGCGCGGCAACGTAGCGTCACTTTCTGGAATCGCAAATTCATCATGGCTTCGACGCCGACGATTGCCGGCATGAGTCGCATCTGGAAGGCGTTTGAGACCTCCGATCAAAGATATTACTGGCTCCCGTGCCCCCATTGCGGCGAGTTCCATACGCTGAAGTGGGCTCAGATGATCTGGCAGAACGAAGATCCGTCTACCGCCATGATGGCGTGTCCGCATTGCGGGGGCCTCTATAACGATGCCCAGAAGCTCAACATGCTTCAGCATGGCGAATGGAGAGCGTCTTCAACGTCCAGAGGCATTGCCGGTTTCCACATTTCAGCCTTGTATTCACCCTGGCAGACGTTTGGAGATGTTGTTTCCGAATGGCTGGCGAAGAAGGGCAACCCCGAGACGCTCAAGACCTTCGTCAATCTTCAGTTGGGCGAATGCTGGGAAGACCGCTCGGGTGAACAAGTCCAGGCCGATGTCCTCATGGCGCGTCGCGAGATGTGGGACGCGATCCCGGAAGATGTTGTCCTCCTGACCGCTGGCGTTGACGTTCAGGACGACCGACTTGAAGTTTCTCTCCTTGGGTGGACAGGGCTTGAGCAGTCCCGCGTTATCCGTCACTACCAAATCTGGGGCGCACCCGGTGAGCCTGAAATTTGGGGCCAGCTTGATGAAGTCCTGATGGGTGAATTTGATTGCGCGGACGGGCGCATCCTCCGAATTAGGGCGACCTGTATCGACTCCGGCGGACACCACACCCAGAGAGCCTATGAGTTCTGCCGATCCCGGCATGGCCGGCGCGTGGTGCCGATCAAAGGACGGGATGGATCACACCCGATCTGGCCGACCAAATCGAGCAAGACCTCGTTATCTAAAGGCGTCAGCTTGTTCTTGGTAGGCGTCGATACGGCGAAAGACCAGATCCGGTCTGCGCTTGCCGTCAACAATGCGGAGCTTCCCCGATACGTCGCGTTCAGTGCGGATCTGCCGGATGAATACTTCAAGCAGTTGACGAGTGAAAAGCGTGTCACCAGCTACAACAAAGCGGGCCAGGCCACCCGCAAATGGAAGAAGGCTCCTGGCACCCGCAACGAGGCACTGGACTGTTACGTCTATGCGCTTGCAGCCCTTGAATACCTGAAACAGGGCGGCTTGAAACTCAAATCAGTCGCTCGTCAGGTCTTGGTCGAGCCGACCCCCCTTGCTTCTGATCCCGTAGCGCAGCCGAGACAAGCTGCACCCAACCAACAGCCTACGGTGAAACCTAAGCCAAAGGCCCGAGTTTCGAGTGCGCTGCTGTGAACCTAACTATCGATTGCAATGCGGAAAAAGTAGCCAAATACGTGATGGATATTGCCGAACGGCAACTTCCATTCGCTCAAATGCGGACGTTGACCCAGTTGGCTTACCGCACCAAAAAAGCGGTCTACGACGAAATGGATCTTGTATTGGACCCGCCGCTGAAAAAATACACGTTGACTTCCATGAGAGTAGATCCCGCGACTTCCAAAGTGGGCATGGTCTCGAAGGTTTATTTGAATGATTTTAGAGGTGAAGACCGATCTCTAGGCCATCTTTTTAGGGGTGGAGATCGTCGATGGAAAAACATGGAAGGGGCGCTTTTGCGAAAAGGACTGATGCTTCCTGGCATGTATGCCGTACCGGGAGTCGGAGCCCCGTTGGATCAGTACGGAAATATTCCGGCTTCTTTTGTGAGATCAATTCTTTCGTATTTCCAAGCATTAAACGAAGGAAATATGAAGCAGAAAACAAAGAAGCTAAAAAGCAAAACTAGAGTTGATAAAGATACAGGTTTTAAGACCATCTACGGTAACGAGTATTTTATATCGTTTGGTCCAGGTCGAGCATCTGCAAGAACAGGACTAAAAAGCGGCTATACATATCAGCAAAACCAGCATTTAAAGCCGGGGATTTATTCAAGAAGTGGAACCCACGGGGTAAAAATCACCCCGATCATCATGTTCGTTCACAAAAAGAAGCCCTACCGAAGATACATCGATCTTCACACGCTGGGCGAACGTGTTCTTAATCAAAATAAAAACGCTTACTTTGCTCAAAACTTTGCCGATGCAATAGGCGGGACTAGAGGCATTCAACGCATGGTAGAGGCCGCCGACTAATGGCTGATCCCATCGATGAGCTTGAGATCATGTTAGAGGATGCCGTTGAAAATTCGGGCAACGCCGAACTTTTACCGTTGATTTACGGAGCCATAGATAAGCTTCGTCACCACTGGGGTGGTAATCGCGCCTACATTGCAAAAAGATCCCAGCAGCGCCGCTATGAAGAGATCGTCCAGCTTACCGAATCGGGATTGAAGCCTTCTGAAATCGCAGTAAGGACTGGCCTTTCAGTCAGCCAGGTCTACCGCGTCAAAGCGAAGACCTCCTCGTACATCTGATTCGCATTTTCGTCCTTATTTTGCGTGACAGACTCCGTCAAAGTGCGGAGCATGGCGTATACCCTTGAACAGCTAGCGAACGTAGAAGAGGCAATTGCCTCTGGAACTCTGCGCGTCGAACTCAACGGGCGTCTGGTCGTGTACCAGTCGCTTGCGGACCTCATTCGCCTTCGCGACATGATGAAAGCTGAGTTGGCGGTTGTGACCCCCGTTTCAGCGCGGGGCAGGGCGTGGAATCCTGTTACGGGGTCTGGACTATGAGTCGCGGTCGTAAGCGTAAGCTGACCGTGGTGGGGTCCAACACCCAGACGGTACGGAAATATGATGCAGGGTCTCGCACCCCGCGCATGTCTTCATGGTACGCCCCCAGTACCGATGCCACCTCCGCGATCAACAAGCCCACGACGATTCGTAACCGTGCGCGGGATCTCGTTCGTAATAACCCCTGGGCAGCCAAGGGTGTCGCCACCATCGTTAACAACACGGTCGGGTATGGCATTCGCTGCCAGATCAAGACCAAGTCCAAGACTCGACTTTCTCAGGTAGAAGCCAAGTGGAAAGCCTGGGCAGAGACCACGGCTTGCGATGCGGATGGCCTCCTCGATTTCTATGGCCTTCAGCAGCTTGCCTTCCGCTCGATGGTGGAAAGCGGCGAGTGTTTGATTCGGTTCCGTCCTCGTCGGGCCGAAGACAATCTGCCGGTTCCTTTCCAGATCCAGATCATTGAACCGGATCTCATCGCGGATAGCATCAACCAGGGCCAGATCGCCCAGCTTCAGGGTGATACTCAGAATCAGGTGATCCGAGGTATTGAATATGACGCGCTCGGACGCCGGGTTGCGTACTACCTCTATAAGGTTCACCCCGGATCTGAAGTCATCAACCTTCAGCCCTCGCAGTACACCCGCGTACCAGCTGACGAAGTGATTCACCTTTTCCGTTCCGACCGTCCGGGTCAGGAGCGCGGTGTTTCTTGGCTTGCGCCGGTCATCGTGACCCTTCGGGAACTCGGCATCTACGAAGACGCCTATCTCAAGCGCCAACAGCTTGCAAATCTCTTCGCTGGCTTCATGTACAGCGACAACCCTGCTGACCTGGGTGATGAACTCGAAGACGAGATCCCCGATCTTCAGCCAGGAACGATTTACCTGATGCGGAATGGCCGCAGAATTGAGTTCTCCTCACCCCCTCCTGCCGGTGAAGATCCTAAGTATCGTGACAGTTGCCTCCGAAGGGTAGCGGCTGGTCTCGGGATCTCCTATGAGGCCCTCACCGGCAATCTTTCTGAGGTGAACTTCTCATCCGCTCGAATGGGCGCGAATGATGCCGGTCGCAATTTCGATGCATGGCTTTGGAATCTCTTCATCCCAAGGTTCTGCAACAACATCTTCGACTGGTTCCTGAAAGTCCTTTCGATGCAGGGCACGAATGTCGCCGACATCACGGCGGAATGGACGCCACCGGCTCGGGTCATCGTGGACCCGAATAAGGAATTCACGGCTCTCCTCACTGCGGTTCGCAGTGGCTTTATGACGCTTCCAGAAGCCATCAGGCAGCAAGGATTCGATCCTGATCAGGTGGCCCAGGAGCAAGCCGAGTACCTCACCAAACTGGACGCGCTGGGCGTCTCCGTTGAATCCGATTTCAGGACTCAAGTGGCGACTCCGCCGGCCAACGATCAACCAGCAACCAATGGAGCTTCCAATGGCTAAAGGTAAAGGCAAGGGTGGAGGCAAAAAGAAATGCTAACCGAAACCCGAATCCCAATGCTGTCCACTCGGGCGGCTGTTCAGCCTCAGACGTACAACGAAGAGGCCAGAACGGTAGAGCTTACGTGGACTACTGGCGCTCAGGTTCGCCGATACGACTGGCTTGATGGCCCGTATCTCGAAGAACTGAGTCTCGATCCAAAAGCAATTCGCATGGATCGATTGAATGCTGGCGCACCGCTTCTGGCTAATCACCGTAGCAACTCTCTCGATAACGTCATTGGCGTTGTTGAGAAGGCATGGCTCGACGGTAACCAGGGCAGGGCAACGGTTCGCTTCAGCGACCGTGAGGATGTCCAGCCAATCATTAGCGATGTCCGGTCAGGCATCCTCAGAAACATATCCGTGGGCTACACCGTTCACGAGTATGAAGTCGAAAAGCCTTCTGAGCGCGGCGGAATGCCGACTTATCGGGCTATTGACTGGGAGCCAATGGAGATTTCCGTTGTGCCAATTGGAGCCGATAGTTTGGCCCAGATTCGTGGTTCGGAAGAACTGCATCCCGTTTTAATCACCCAAAGGAGTCCGGTAATGGAACCAGATGACAACACTCCGGTTAATGTGCCGGAAGCTCCCGTAGAAACCCCTGTCGCACCGAACGCGGAAGAGATCCGCGCACAGGTTCGCGCACAGGAAATCAATCGCATTTCAGCTATCCGCGAAGCAACTCGCAAAGCGAAGCTGAACGATGACTTTGCTGACAAGCTGATTGATGCCGGTAAGAGCATCGATGAAGCCCGTTCTGCAATCATCGACGCTTGGGCAACCAAGGCTGATGCATCAGCGACCTCTTCACGCATCGAGATGGGTGAAACCTCTGGTGAAAAAGCACTTCGCGGCGCAGAAGAAGCTCTTCTGGCACGTGCCGGTCTCGTCAAGCACGAAGACATCAAGGGCAACGAATTCCGGGGTATGCGTCTGAGCGATTTCGCTCGACTGTCTTTGGAAAACGAGGGCGTCAACACCCGTGGCATGAGCTACGACGCGATTGCTCAGATGGTTCTTCGCAGCGGCGGCGGACAGTCCACCAGCGACTTCCCGGTCCTGCTGGAAAACACCATGCACAAGACCCTTCTGGCTGCGTACCAGACGGCTCCCGATGCATGGCGTCAGATTGCTCGTGTAGGTTCAGTTTCTGACTTCCGCGCATGGAAGCGTCTCCGCACCGGCACCCTGGCTAACCTGACCGCAGTCAGCGAATCTGGCGAACTGCTCAACATGCCGATCAGCGATGCTGAAGCTGAAAGCGTCCAGGCAACTCGTTTCGGTAACATCATCTCAATCACCCCCGAGACGATTGTTAACGACGACTTCGACTGGATCGCCAATCAGGCAGCAGCCCTGGGCCGCGCAGCCGCTCGTACCATCGAAGCTACCGTATTCGCAAAGCTCCTCGCTAATCCGACCATGTCGGATGGTGAAAGCCTCCTGTCTACGGCGCACGGCAACATCCAGACCTCTGGTGGCCCGATCAGCGTAGCCAACATCGACGCGGGTCGCGTTGCGATGGCCAGCCAGATGGACATCGACAAGCATGATTACCTGAACATTCGCCCCAGCATCCTGCTGTGTTCGATTGCTTCTGGTGGCCTTGCTCGTACCGTCTGCAACAGCCAGTACGACCCGGATTCAGCCGCTCGTCTGTTGGTTCCGAACAAGATCAACGGCCTGGTCAACACCATCATCGACACCCCGCGCATCTCAACTGGCTGGTATCTCCTGGCCAACCCGACCGATGCACCGGTACTCGAAGTGGTATTCCTGGACGGCAATCAGAACCCGCGCATCCAGCAGGAAGAAAACTTCCGCACCAAGGGCCTCTCTTGGTCGGTCGAACTTCCCTTCGGTGTCGGCGTGATCGACTACCGTGGCATCTACTGGAACGATGGGGCCTGATCCCTAACGGTCTGAACGGGGCGGTTCGCCGCCCCAACTGCCAATTCTTTTGAGGAAATCGAAATGAAAAATTTTATTGCTGAAGGTGATGTTCTCCATTGGACGAACAGCACGGGCGCAGCGGTAGTCTCTGGTCAGGTCGTTAAGGTCGGCCAGATCATTGCAGTTGCTGCTGTTGATATTGCGGCGGGTGCAAGTGGCTCAGTCCATTGCTGCGGCGTTTTTGAAGTGCCGAAGAAGTCTTCCGCTGTCATTGCACAGGGCGCAGCCCTGCTGTGGGACGTATCGGCTGGCAACTTCGACGTTGGAACTGCTACGCCGGCCACGGGTGACGTATCAGGCGCGGCTTTTGCCTATGAAGCGGCGGCTAACGGCGCTACTACGGTAAAGGTTCACCTTGAATGCAGGATCGGCACCGTAGCGGCCTAAGCGGATGAGCGCATTCGATAAGGCTTGCCGCTTGGCTAACACGGGGTTATTCAACGTGATGGCTGACCCAGTCGAAGTCGATGGGGTTTCCGGCGCTGCTTGCGTAGTGCCGGAATCCAATATGCCAATCGGTGGGGGCGTTCAGCTTTTCAATGGCGCACATCTTGTTTTTAGGCAAAACGATTTTTCTGCAATAGCAATCAACTCTGAAGTTCTGCATGGGGATATCGAGTACATCATCCTTGAATTGGATGATGTGGATTCCTCGGGCGTTCGCGCAGGAAGAATGGCTAGAAAATGAAGCTACAGGAAATCGTTGATCAGCTTGAAACCGTTCCAGTTTTGGCTGGAAAGGTAACGGTCGGTATCCCGGCCATGATGGAAAATGTTGCCAGTTCTCCGTTTGCTTGGATTACCTCGGTGATCGAACAAGCAGGAGACAGTCCAGTCACTGGGCCTGTAAGGCAACTGGTTGATCTCCGAGTCGAGGTCACCGTTGGGGCCAGAAACCTCAACGACATGCTGGAAGTCCGAGATGCTGCTACGGCGGCACTCATCAACTTCCAACCTGATTTGAGCTATACGCCCATGACGTTTCGGATGGGGCGTATGGAATTTGGTGATCCAGGCTGGTTTTTATGGCGCGATGAGTTCCTTACCAGCTACTACCTTACTTGAGGCAAAACGATGGGCGAAAAGAAGAATCCCTTTGGCGGCGAAGGCGGAAGCTACATCATCAACGACAATCTCGAACGGGTGAAAGTTGGTGCCGCAGAGGCTCCCATTCAGCCTGTAGAAACTGCACTTGAAGAGCCGAATACCGATGTCGCCAGCGAATAAAAAGCTTCACGAATCGATCATTCGGTGCTTGAAAGGAATCATCTCAGCATATGAGGCTTGGCTGAAGGAATCAGCCACAAACTGACTTTTAACTCGAACCACCGGGTTCGCGGCTAGACCCTCGTAAGACACTCTAGCCAAAGGCCACCCCGGATTAACACCCCGGAGTGTCCTATGGCTACACGCTTATATATGCGAAATGCGGTGGTCCTCGCAAAAATCGAGACCACTGAGGGAGTTGACTCATCTCCTACCGGTTCCCAGAACGCGATTCTCGTTTCCGAGATGACCGTTAATCCGCTGGAAGGTAGTGATGTCAGCTTGCAGTACGTTCGTCCGTATTTCGGATCATCACCTTCAATCCGAGTTGCAGACTATGTGACTTGCCAGTTCACCGTGGATATCGCGGGTTCAGGCGCTGCGGGTACGGCTCCTTCATGGGGTCCGCTGCTCCGCGCTTGCGGATTTGCCCAGACCCTGACTGCTAGCGCCGTTACCGGCACTGCTTCTGCTGGCGCATCTTCAACGATTACCCTGGCTGCCGGTGCAACCGACGATATGTATGTCGGCGCGACCATCAGCATCACGGGTGGTACTGGCTCAGGCCAAAAGCGAGTTATCACTGACTACGTTGCCAGCACCAAGGTAGCCACTGTTCATAAGGCATGGGCAACCACGCCGGATGCGACTTCTGTCTACAGCATCAGCGCCAACGCGGCTTACACCCCAGTATCTACCGGCTTCGAAACCCTCACCGTTTACTACAACGTCAATGGTGTGCGTCACAAGCTGACCGGTGCAAAGGGTACGGTGAGCTTCAACATGGCGGCCAACGAGCGGCCTTCAATGCAGTTCAACTTCACCGGTATCTACAACCCGGTTGTTGACGCTTCCGAAGCTACTCCGGTCTACACCGGCTTCCAGGTTCCGGTTCCGATCACCTCAACCAATACGGTTGCCAAGATCGCCGGCCTGATCACCGATGGTTCTGCCAGCGGCGTTCAGATGCAGTCCTGGTCACTGGATATGGCGAACGCTGTTAGCCATCGTCAGTTGGTGGGTGCTGAATCCGTCATCCTGACCGACCGCGCCCCGGCTGGCTCAGTATCGCTCGAAGCAACCTCAGTCGCCTTCAAGGACTGGTTTGAGTACGTCCGTACTTCAAGCACCGACCCGATGTTCATCGAGAACGGCACCGTTGCCGGCAACATCGTGAACATCTACTGCCCGAAGCTTCAGCTTGCTGGCCCCAGCTACGCAGACTCTGACGGTATCGCGATGTTCAACGCGAAGACGCTGGCGCTGCCGGCGGTCGCGAATGACGAAGTTCGCATCGTAGCGAAGTAAACGCCCAGACAGGCAGACAGATCGCGACCCGAATTGACGGGCTGTCTACCACGCCCCCTGCCGTGGGCGGTAAAGCAGGGGACCAATTTCAACCACTCAGACAGGTGATTTATGGCATTTGTACTCAAGGCGAAAGCAGAAGGTTTCTTCTATCCGATCCAGCTTCCGGTGGTCACCGAGGCGGGTTCCACCCAGGTGATCAAGTTCGAGTTCAAGTTCAAACGTGTTTCACGTTCAAAGCTTAATGAACTTCAGAAACTTCAGGATGATCTCTCCAATGGTGAAATCGAGATCGATTCACTTGAGCGTGACGCGGATTACATCATGGATGTGGCCGAGGGATGGCGCGGAGTATCTGACGAAACCGGAAAGGAAGTTCCTTTTAACCGTGAAGCTTTGCGCTTAATGCTCGACAGCTTCCCGAACGCGGCCAGCACCATTGTGGGTGCGTTTTTCCAGGCCACTTTGGGCGGCGGTAAGAAGGGAAACTGATCGAGGCGGCGGAATATTGGGCCGGCCCAGCAAAGCCGGCTGATTCCTCCGCGATCCAGGATGATCTGGCGGCCTGGGGCTTGCCGCCAGATGCCTTTGAAGGGGCTGAAACCGAAGAGCAGCATTGCGAGATTTGGGAAGAAAACTGGGAAATCGTCATGGTTTTTCTCGCTTGCCAAACGCAATGGCGGAAGGAGATTCCAGCGATGGCGGGTCAGGTTCTATGGCACGGACTGGACTATTCAAGCGTTGAATCTTTGATTCGGTTGAAGGGTTTCAAAGGGAAGAAAGCCACCGAGATTTTTGAAGGGATTCAAGTGATGGAAGCGGCTTCGCTGCCAATCATCAACAAACCAAAGAAGTAGAGTCTATGGCAGACAATCAGATTGTCCTCAGTTTTGTTGGCAAGGATGGCGGGGTCATTACCGTCTCGAAAAACGTCGCCAGCGCCATCGACAATGTTGGAAAGTCTGCCAAGACCGCCAAAAAATCGATTGAGGATCTCGGCACTGGGTGGGCCAAGCTTAACCAGCAACAGACCGCAAAATCCGCTGCGCTTGAATGGACGAATAAGCTTGCAAGCGCAACTTCAGGAGCCACCCAAGCAATCAGAGAAGGGGCGGCTATTCAAGTAAAAGCGGCTGATGCTGCCGCTGAAGCCGTCACCAATTCCAATAAGCGAATGGAACTGAGTTTCCGTTCGATGCTTCCGCATATCCGAACTGCTGGCGCAGCTATCGGGGTGTATTTCGGGACTAAGGCCGTCGCTAGCATCATCGAAACGGCTGATGCCTATACGGATCTCACTGCGCGGCTCAAGCTTGTCTCAGGAACCTCTGAAGAGCTTTCCACAGCGCAGAACAAACTATTCGAGGTCGCGCAAAAAAACCGCGTCCCGATCAGCGAAACCGTCACGCTTTATTTTAGGCTGGCGGATTCCATGCGGACTCTCGGGGCCTCTCAGAAAGACACCATCGGGCTTGTCGAAACCATCGGACAAGCCATGCGTATTTCAGGAACGAACACCGTTGAAACTGCGGCGGCCATGCTTCAGTTATCCCAGGCGTTCCAGAAGAACAAGTTGGATGGTGACGAATTCAAATCTGTCATGGAAAACGCCCCGCGAATCGTAAGGGCGCTGACGGACGAGTTCAACATCAACAAGGTGACGCTGTACGACTGGTCATCAAACGGAAAACTGACCGTCGATAAGTTGGTGCAAGCATTGCAGAACCAGGCGGGGAAGATCGCTGACGAGTTTCGCCAGATCCCCACCACCATCAGTGGAGCATGGACCCAGCTATCCAACGCAATGGTGAAGTACATCGGTGATGCCGATCAATCCACCAAGAGCAGTCAGAACCTTGCCGTTGAGATTTCCAAGCTTGCGCTGAACCTCAATACGGTAATGGACCCTTTCGCTACGTTTGTCACGGGCGTAGTCGGCGGGTTCAACATGATTCTGGATAAGGCCAAAGAGATCAACGCCGAGTTCAAGGACGCTTTCGGCATCCAACGGATGCAAAAGTTTGACGATGAAACCGCAAAATTAATGAAGTGGGGATCTGGGCAAGCATCTATTGCTGAAGTCGCAGGGCCTCCTAAAAGCGATCAGAGCCAACAGCCTTATTTCGATGGTATTCAGCGCACGACAGCAGCGATGAAAACCGAAGCCGAAATGGCAAAGGAACTCAGAACGCAGCTTGAAACCCTTAACGCCTCGACTCAAAAACAAGTCGAAGGCTACAAGAAGGGCGTCTCTGCCTACAAAGAAGAGAAAGATACGGTCCTCAAGGCGCTCGACAACCAAATCAAAGCGCAAGAAGACATCGCGAAGCTGGACATGGATGCCGCGCATACCGCAGATGAAAAAATGCGGATCAGTAAGGAGTACCAAACCTGGCTCAAAGACCAGCTTCAGGCTGAGTTCAGTCACAAGAGCGATATCCTAGAAGTCGAAAAGCTTTCCCAAAATTCGATCATCGATCTCTACAAAAAGCAGATCAGCGAAGGTGAAAAGCTCAAGATGACGGAAGCGGATAAGCTTGGTATCCAAAGCAAGATTGCTGATGCTCAGACGGAACTTAACCGTCTTAACGAGCAATCCAAACAGTTGGATCTAGATAAGTCTGAAGCCCTTCGCAAGGCTGACCAGGACTCACTTCAAGCTCAATTGAAACAGCAAGAGTTCATCCGCAAAATTAACGAAGAGCTTGCGTATCAGACTCAGCTTTATGAAAAGCTTGCTGCCGCCAAGGCGGCTGGTGCAAGTCAAAAGGATTTGGAACTTCAAAAGTCCCAGTTTGACCGCTCAAGAAACATCGCCGAAAGCGTACCCGGTGCCAATGTTGAGCAGCTTAATGCGACGATTCAAAAAACAGAAACACTGAAACAAAAAACCAGCGAACTCGTCAACGTCGAACAGGCTGTTAAGGATGAAC